TAGGCCAGAAAGCAGGAGAAGCAGAAGTAGACTGTATTGTCTTAGACGCCGAACACCTACACCGATATAAAGAACGCCGATACCTTATCTACATTAAAGGAGAGGATGGCATTATGCTTTGGAAAGCTGTAGAGAGTTCACCCGTACTACTTGAATTTGATTGCAACTTCTGATGAGACCACTATACCATTTTATTGTACAGGTACCTCAGCGTGTCAATGAGACAAAAAAGATTGGCGATATTGAAATCTATATCGATACCAAGTTCAATGAGTTTGAACACCGCGTGATGCAGGGTGTTGTTGTAGGCGTACCATATAAATACAACACGGGAGTAGAAGAGGGCGATACGCTTTTCTTTCACCACCACGTTGTGATCACCCCACAGCTTGTAGATAAGGACCACGATTTATATCAGGTTCTATATAGTCCTGACGGAGGATTTTCCTCTCAGGCATATGCTGTCAAGAAGAAAGACACGGGAGAGATTATTGCATTAGGCGACTGGATATTCCTTGAGCCTATTAGGCCAGAGCCTAAATTAAAGAGTGATCTGCTTGAGATAGTCTCATATGACACGCCCCGCAACGAGAAGGGAAAAATTAAATACGCCAGCGACAAGATCAAAGAAGAAGGTCTTAAAATAGGCGATACGGTATACTTCCAGAAAGATGCCGACTATGAAATGTTAATTGACAATCAGACTCTATGGCGAATGCTCGTTCAACATCTAATGGTCGTAGAGAAGTAGAGTACTCAACAGCCAACGCTGCACAGAATCTCATCTACGCAATGGAGCAGGCTATCCGCAATATGACAGCGGAAATACAAAAGCCTGTGGATCAAGACCTTACGGGGTCTGCACGTAAAGCAGAACTTCAAGCTATCAAGGATACTGCGCTGGCTTGCAAGGAGTTAATTGTAGAAAGGCAAAAGCTCGCTGAGATGGTAGCATCGTTAGCGGACAATGGAGGTATCGCAGAGGAGATAGACTATCGCGGTGGCTTTGCCGAAAAATTTATTAAGAAATAATGTCAGGTCTTATATTAACAGAAGGGGATACCGCTATCAACATCTGTGTTGACAATACAGAAGGTGAAATCATTGAGATTGCCTTTTTAAAGATACAGCTCCCTAAGAATCCAACTAAGAAAGACATACTGTTTCACGACAAGCCCAAGAAGGACCAGTACTGGGAAAGAACAGAGCTCCCCAGAGAATTGGCCAGCATCAAGACGATGGACGACTGGTATGCCACTCCTAAGGAGTTCCAGCAGAAGTACAGCTTATATATTGAGCAGGAGTTCTTGCGCCGTCGCAATGGCGTATGGTTCTACAATAATGGTGTTCCAACATACATTACTGGACATCACTATATGTTCCTTCAGTGGAGCAATATCGACATCGGTTACCCAAGCTATCTGGAGTTTCAGCGTAGGCTGTTTATCCATCAGGCGGCCTGCGAAGCGGACCCACGTAGTATGGGACAGATTTACACCAAGTGTCGACGTAGCGGATATACCAATATGAGCTCTTCTATCTTGGTGGACGAAGCCACACAGGTAAAAGACAAGCTCTTGGGCATTATGAGTAAGACGGGTACGGATGCTCAAGCTGCCGTTTTCTCCAGCAAGGTGGTGTCTATTTTCAAGTCCTACCCCTTTTTCTTCCAGCCTATCTTGGATGGTACGACAAACCCCCGTCAGGAGCTGGCCTTCAGAGAACCCTCTAAGCGTATTACCAAAAAGAACAAGAGCGTCCAGAAAGGAGAAGCTCTTGACACGGTAATTAACTGGAAAAACACGGTAAGCAATGCCTATGACGGATCAAAGACTCACGTCTTGTTTTTGGATGAGGCGGGTAAGTTTGAAAAGGGTATTCATATCCGAGAGGTGTGGCGCATCCACAGAACCTGTCTGCTGGTTGGACGTCGTATTATCGGAAAGGCCCTTGTGGGCTCTACCGTCAATCCGTTGGATAAAGGAGGTCGTGAGTACCGCGACCTGTACTACGATTCAGATCCCAGAGACCGCAACGAGAACGGTCGCACAAAGAGCGGACTTTATGCTATCTTCATTCCAGCATACGAAGCACTGGAAGGATTCTTTGACCCATACGGTAATCCGATTATAGAAGATCCAGAAAAACCTGTTTTAACTGAGGATGGCACATTTACTGATATAGGAGCAAAGACATTCCTCAAGAACGAACGAAAGGGCCAACAACACAACAGCTACGAACTTAATGAAATTATTAGGCAGTTCCCTTTTACGGAGGACGAAGCATTTAGAGATTCTACAAAAAGCAGTCTCTTCAATATTCAAAAGATATACGAGCAGGTTCAGTATAACGATGATCTGTATCCAAATCCTGTTGTTATTGGGAACTTTGTTTGGCGTAATGGAGAACAGGATACGGAGGTACTGTTTAAACCAGACCCCAACGGACGCTGGCGTGTTGCGTGGCTACCTCCAGCTGATATGCGCAATAAAAGAAAAGACGACTACGGTAAGCGTGTTGCTCCTAATGCTGTTTATGGATGCGGTGGCGTTGACTCTTATGATATTGACACTACTGTAGACTACCGTTCATCTAAGGGCGCCTGTCATATCTTCAACAAGTTTAATATGGAGCACCCCTCCAATATGTTTGTAGCGGAGTATGCATCACGCCCACCACTGGCTAAGATATTCTATGAGGATGTGCTGATGGCTGCTGTCTTTTACGGCTACCCCATCTTGATAGAGAACAACAAGTACGGAATCGCAAGATACTTTGAATCAAGGAATTACGATGGATATCTGATGGACCGCCCCGAACATTTAGGCTCTGGGACTATGCACGTCAAAGTAAAGACAAAAGGTATCCCATCAAACTCTCAAGATATCATCCAAGCGCACGCCCAAGCTATTGAGGCATACATCCACGACCACGTAGGCATCAATAACAATACAGGTGAATTTGGAAAGATGTACTTCAACAGAACCCTTGAAGATTGGATCAATTTCAAGATAGATGACCGTACCAAATTTGACTTGTCTATCTCAAGCGGATTAGCCCTATTGGCAGCACAAAAACAAGTAAAGCAAAAACCTAAAAGCGACTTTGATAGCAAGGTGTTTTTCAGGAAGGTACGCCCCATCACTCGCTGATTGTAGTTTGTATCTTTGTCCATAAAGTATTTACTAAATGGACTATACTGGAAAATCATCAAATTACGAGTCTATTTTCCCAGATCCATTAGCAGAGCAGCCAAAGAAGCTTACCAAGCAATACGGACTGCAATATGCTAAGGCTATCTACTCCCAATGGGGAGGCGTGGATATTGATGGCTCCCTGTATGCGAAACGCTGGCGGGAATTTGAAATTTCACGTGATTATGCAAACGGTACGCAAGACACTTCAATTTATAAGCAGATTCTCACATCGCTGGACCCTAACAACGGTGACGGCTCTTTATTGTCTTTGGATTGGACTCCTGTTCCTATTGTCCCGAAGTTTGTAAAGATTGTAGTAAACAAGATTCTTTCTTCTCGGATGTATCCGAACGTAGAGGCCATTGATCCTCTATCGCGCAATGAGAAAGACATTGAGAAGAACAAAGTAAAGGTACGTGTAGAGAATCGTGCCATCATTGAAGAAGCAAAGGCTGCAGGTCTTAAAGTAAAGATGGACCCATCTGAGCTTCCAGAAACACCAGAAGAAGTAGAAATTTTCCTTGAGGCTAACGTAAAGACAGCCGCAGAAATTGCTGCACAGATTGGAACAAACCTTACCCTTTCTTGGAACGACTTTGAAGAGCGTATCTATCGCCGTAATGTAGAGGATTTAGTAACACTCGGTATGGCTGTTGTCAAACGAGAGAATGACCCGAACTATGGAATTGTCACTAAATACGTTGACCCTGCATTCTTCATACATAGTTATACTGATGATCCCAATTTCTCCGACATCGTCTATGCTGGGCATATCCAGCGTATGTCTATCTCTGAACTAAAGCGTATTGCTGGAGATCAGTTCACAGAAGAGCAGTACCAGAAAATGGCCCGCACGGTGATGAACCGCTTTGGTAACAATCCAGATCGCTTTGGAGCATCGCGCTATGATGCCAACCTTGAGCGCTACAACTACGGATATGACGAGTACACCATCCAAGTGATGGACTTTGAATTTGTAAGCGTAGACAACGTCATCTTTGAAAAGAAGCAGAGCGCCTTCGGAAACATTGGTTTCTATTACAAAGGAACTAAGTACAACGCACCTACCAATAGCGTATACGACCGTGAGGCTGTA